GGTCAACGAATTGACGCAATTCTGGCGATATAATAAAAACATTATCGTCTCCATAGGCTATTAAACCATATAATTGATGTAAACGCGGTAAAAGATACCTGCAATTTTTCAAAATTATACGGCGCATAACCATTGAAGCGATTATTTTATTATACCAAGTGTTGAGAATTGTAGTCATTGGGCAGCCACTGGGTAAGGAATGGGTGTTCATAACGATTTGATCATCGATCAAAAGCATTGCATTGAATATGTCGAGGGACAACATTGCGGCAACTTTTTGATCGTCGGGGTTGAGATTCAAATGCTTGATCCATGTATCCATGATGATAGCTAAAACACGTTCATTGAGAGTTCCATCGAAATTCGAGAAATCTCCAGCGCAAAAGTTTTGTAAATGTAGTGGTGAGATCGTTTGACAATAATTGACAACAACAGTGGAGTCTGTTCCATGGTAGTTCATACCAGGGAGCATTCCAATGTGTTTGCCATGTGTAATCGATCGTGCACTAATAGTTCCAAAATATTTGCGTAGGAGATAAGTAAGCGTAAGATTAGAAGCTGTAAATGTTCGTGTTTTACCTAGTTTAACGCGTTCAGGGTCTCTGGTTTCATCTTTAAGTTGTACGGTATAGGGTTGAATGGTACGTCGCATTTGTTTTGCATTTGCAACATACTTTTCTACTTCCGATAATAAGAATTTATTATCTAAAGTGTATTCATCACCTGTACCTAACCAAGGATGCTTACCAGAGGATGTTCGGGATTGAGCGAGGTAAGGATAGCCGGGGGAGGTGGAGCGGGGGATTGGGTTGAGGCCTTCTAAGCCACCCATAATAGTCTCAGCATGTGTCAATAATCGTGGTTGTTGATCTTCGAATATTTCGCCAAAAATGAATTCGCATTCATTTTCAGCAAATTCTAGATCTTCAGCAAGAATATGACAAGATGTATTGAATTGTTTTGAAACGGAATTTTTCAATACATTAACATATGTACCACTTTCATTAACAAAATTTTGCAATTTTGCTGGGAAAGCGATAGGCTGAGTTAATTTTGAGTGGATAAGAGAGGGTTGGATTCGGGAGGATTTAGCGATGACTGCCTTATGGGGATAAGTAGCCACCGGGATCACCATTTCGTCAGTAAAACAGTGATTGAAACGGGGTGGGGATAATAACTCAGAGTCTAGAAGAGACATCTGAGCTCTGACATTGTGAGGAGAGGGGAGAGCATTGTTGATGAAGTCAATGTATAAATCAAAGGTTTCTCTAGTGAGATGGCTTGCAACGGAAGAACCGTTGTCGCCAAAATCACCAGAATGAAACCCGATAAGTTTCTTTGTCAAAGTTGGATCAATGGCCAAGATTGGTGCAGAGCACAAACCTTGAGCATTGGCAGCTCGATAAAGAAACCAATCTGAGATCATACAGTGAGCTCCATCGTTAATACTAAGGGGATAGGTATTTGTGGACAAATACCTGTAAACGGTGGGACCTACAAAATGTTCAACGCAATTACTTTTAAGATTGATAGAGATTCTTCTAACGTAAATAGCTTTTAAAGTTTCTAATTGTTTTTCATTCAGGAGATATTGAGCAATATCTCTGTGAAGTGGAACTGAAACTCCTAAGAAAACTAGAGCACCATCTGCAAATGAGCAGTGTTGTTCGTTTTCAAAGGTACGGGCATACATTAAGAAGACGTCTATATCAATCCTAAGCGTAATTGGTTTAGTATTTTGTAAGTAGGAGGGGCGGGTGATTGTGAGGCAATCAGGATAACCGTCAATACTGTCGAGTCTCGCGGACTGTTCTCCGTGCGTATAACGTACAAATTCAATAAAATGCCAAACAACAAAAGCTATTTGACCTTTAAGAACTGTACAATGCACGGAAGCGCGTTTTCGTATTTTTTCTTCTTCATGAGGGCAGATATATTCATAACTAATAATGTAAACATTATTCTTTACTTTTTCTGCAATCTCGTCTGAATTAGAATCTAACGAACGCACTGGTTTAGTGAGACTGTCTAGTTGAATGACGGGTGAAATGTTTGTCCCAAACGTAATCGGAATTCTGTCTGTTTGTGTCAATATCTGAGGAGCAACTTTGGTTGCTAATGATTTTGACACAACCACACGATTCCGAGGTGGAGGACGTCGGGACTGTTTGGGTTGATTGGAGTAGGATTGGGGATTGATGAGTTCGGCTTTGCGTCGTTTGAAATAATGATGTAATGTTATTCCTATAAGTACCATGGGAGCGGCAGCTAATAGGGCAAACATTGAAAGCCGTTTGGAGCGTTGAGTCAATCTGGGCATCAAATTGACTTGAGTGACGCACCGCATAAGAACCATAGCATAGCATTCTCTTTTTATTAAACGATAGTAAAACATAAAGAGAACGATACGCATTCTTGTAAGGTAGGAAACGAATGAAAAATGGGATCCTGAAAATAATTGTCGGAAAACAATTATTTCCAGCATTACCCATTCATAAAACTTTTCCCACCTGGTAAGAGGTGGTCCGTTTGCGGTACGGGAGGAGATAAGGAAGTTTGCGTGATCATTTGCATAATTTTGAGTATGTGCAAATTGCTGTCGAGATGCTTCAAAAACATCTTGGTTATCACAGCAAACTACCCTAGGTTGGGTTTGACGGGAGTGGAAAAGGAGTTCTTGACGGTCCTGACGAGACTGAAGGTCTTCGTCAGAAATTTGTGGAGCAACTTGTTGGGCGGGTTGGTAATACTGATTGACTATTGTAGTCAAGGAATCACCGGACGTTCTGAATATGTCGCCATATTCATGAATTCGATTTTGGACAAGCGGTATGAATTCAGCGAATGTCATTTCATATGTGTCTTTCTTCTTATTTTGGAGGTTCAATTGGGTAACTAAAACTTTAATGTGAGTAAAATTTATGTAATCCAATGGAGCATCCTTAATAAGAGAGCACACAATATGAAAATCAATTCGCCGTTCATAAGCTTCGGTAGATCGTATAACACGTTCTACTTCTGGAGTTTCGGCATTGTCGGTTAAAATCATTAGTCTAGAATTAAAGTACGCATACTTCTTAAGATCGCATTCAGCGACATTAAGAGAGTTAGGTGCAGAATTCTTAAGACCAATGAATTCACCGACAAAGGGAAGTCCATCAGTAAAAGCTAGTTGTACTTGATTTGCGTCGTCTACAATGCATACGTGGTGGCGGGTTGCATCGTAATTTGTCCAAAATGGTTGTCCAGGTGTTCGGTTGTAGATAAAAGAATTAGGTGAAGCCTTCTTCAATTGTTCGGAAGTAACGCCTGTTGCTTTGAGATTGTGAGCGGCCAAAACGCGGGACATGACGCTTTTGCCTACACCGGGAGGTCCGGTGATGAGCACAGCGCATGGTTCTTGTCGATAAATCATGCCTGAAGCTGGAGAGCTTTGCATTTTGGCGTGGTTGCGGTAGATAGCGGCGTCAAGAGTTTTGAGTGAGTTGAGGAGGGGTTGATTCTTTGTGCGGACGGCATAATCACAGAGTGTGAGATGTTCGAGAAAGTAATCACGCATGGAAGTCATAAGAGAGTGGTCGAAAACGGCCGCATCTTCTTGGATTTCCTTGGTGAGTTTGAGATTCTTTGCTGAATGTTCAGCAAATTTAACGGAGTCGGATTTGAGATTGATGTCATTGTGTAAAGAGGGAAAATTCATTGATAAGAATTCATAGAAAGATGTTCGAAAATAACCAAACACTTCATTAATGCTTTTGAAGGCACGTGGAAGTGTATGGCATCTAATTAAAAATGTGTCTATGGTTCTCTTATCAGGAATTTTACCAACACACAATATTCCAGCAAAGCTAGCAGAGATGGCTGCTATCATTGCTGCAATACTGCAGTTGTCTTCAAACAATGAGGTGAAGGGTGAAAATTGTGATTGTGGAGTGACGATTACCACTTGTTCTTCATCTAGATGATAAATTTTTGATTTGATATAACTTAAGATACGGACTAAACCGCATCCCAAAGCATATATCAAAGTAGAATCTATCATTAGTTTAATGCCATCTTGAGCACTGATAAGAGTATCAGCGACCAATAATGTCATTTGCGTAGATGAGGAAGCTAGTGATAATAAAAGAATTTTGGAGATGAGTCGAATTTTGTACATATGTTCAGAAGGAACAAATGAGATGATTTCAGTGAGAAGATCTTGGAGGTCTTTGAGATTGGCGGCGAATTCTTCGCCGTCTTCAGGTTTGGAAGCTGCGATAAGCGCATCAACTAAAAATTGAGGTTGGACGTCCAATTTCTTCATGAGATTCGAGAGAGTTGTGGTGTCGTGTTGTTGGCGTGCGTGTTGTGAGATGTCTTTGTTGGCTGCACGCTGAGCCTTGTTGATGTCATTGGGATATTTCTTGGACATTTTCTTGACGCTTTTCATGCGCCAATAACCTTGAGGGTAGTTGCGTAGGGTCTTTGAGGGTTTCTTTTGTACTTTGACATATTCGTCAAACTCCGGTTGCCACGTTGTGGGACCGGGGTTTGACTCAATGTCAAATCGTAAAAGAAACTCTCCAAGACCTGGCCAACTACCTTCGCGATAGTAGGTGAGATAACGAAATTTGCAAAGTGTGAGGCAGGTTTCCCATGTGTAGAAGTAGTGGGAGTCATCCGATTTTGATTGATGAAAAAGATCAAGAGCATTGCAGTTAACAATGCTCTTTTGTCTTGGTTTGAAAGACTGATTAAGATCGGAAATGATGAAAGTATACCCATTGAAAAAATGGGTATCGTTGGAAAAATCTTCATAGGTGTAAACTGTGTGAAGAGTATATTTGAGTAGACAGCATGGTGATACAGAAAATAAATCAGTCTCTGTATAACCTTGATGTCCACTCCAATACTCTGAAAGAATGGTACGTGTGAAAGAAATACCATCAATTCGTTGATACAAGTATAGGTAGCCAAAATTACCTTGAGTAATGTTGACGAGATAGGTTTCTACCAGAAGGGTAGAACAACGAACACAGCGATGTAAGCGATGTTCAAGCACTTCAACAGAAAAGCTGGTGAAGGGGTCTATAGTGATACCTGTAAAAAGATTCTTTGCAATTTTGCGGTGTATCGTAATGGGAGTGTTCACTTCGGAAGATGGTAAGGCCTTAAATGTAAATGGTGATGGGCCAATTGCAAGTGGCATGGAGTATTTTTCGAAAACTCGCATTGCGTCGGAGAAATCCATGGCATTGAGACATAGTTGAGTGAGGGGGAGTGGGGAGTTGGTTGCACTGCGCTTTAAAGTTGTACTATTTTGTGACATTATAAAGCATTAATTCTGTCTTTCCAGATGTCAGCACCTTTTGGTGCGGTCAATATTCTTTCATATTGTCAAAACGTAATTTAAGCTAATTTTAATATAATAAACGAATAGTAGTGAGTGAAGTTTTGTGGAGAAAAATTCAAGGCTAAGTGATGATCTTGACCTCTAATCAATTTAGGAAGGGATGATAAATTTTCAAAAGTTTGTATTTGATCTTACGCGGGTATGAGCATAGGGCATTTGCCTTTAAATCTGTACAGCAACGGGGTATTCAGAAGGAATCTGAGGGTTGAACTGAGACCTGATCATACAAGATGTAATACTAATTTTGTCTATAAATATTCCTAATTAAATTGAAATCTTTACCGTGCAGAGTAAAGCGAAGACTATGGATTAAGGTTGTTTCCTTCAAAAAGCGTGAAAATTTGTCGTTAAAATTTCGTACTATTGTCGTTCTATTTAAATTAGAGTCATCATTATATAGGGTAGTTTAATAACCTAAACGGATAATGTGACGTAGGATTGTTCATGTGAGTGAGCGGGGGGGATTGTCGTAGGGTGTTAATTTTCTATTAACGTAGATCAAGTTTTGGTGATTGTAGCACTTGAGAGCTAAATGAATTTAATATTATGTCCTGTGTATAATACATACATATCAAAGTGATATGCGGGAAGCCAGCACTTGAGCGAACAAGTGTGTCGGATTATCATAATATTGGTGGTGATAAACTTAATGTAACAGAGCCTATATTAATACGGGTAGTAATTAAATTAAGAGTGTGAGATGATGAATAAAATAATGATTACTTAAAATTAAAATTTTAAACTTCAGCTGTCCAATGGTTTCAGACGGCATTCAATGACGATGAGATTAATGTTGTTATCCATTAATACCAAATTGAATACGGAAAACTGATTGGCACGTTCAATGTAAAGTTTTGGTTATAACCTTTACACCGGGTGTGGCATTAAGTTTAGTATAAAAATCTCGGGAGGGGATCTCCC